TTAATGATTTCAAGATATGGATTAACAAAAGTTTTAGGTAACCCTAATTTAGCCAAAGCAGCTAATATTGTTTTTGATCCTGCTAGACAAGCCGCAATTACCAATGTGCCTTTTACTAAATTACCTTTAGGTCCAAGATTTTGGCAAAGAGCAACACAAGACATTTTTGATTTACATTTAAAAGAAAACCCAAGCGAAGATCAACAGCTTGATGTTTCTAATATGTTAAATGATTTAAGAGACAGTTTTGATAAAAATAGTACCGAGTATCAATTTTATAACAACGTATTAGAGGGTTTAAATTTAAGTATAGATAATCAAGCACCAACATCAATTTTAGATCAAAACATACAACTAAAAGAACGTTTAGATGACGGCGAAGAAATTATTGAAGATGAAACATCTTTTTTAGAAGTTCCTCAAATAAATAATAGTATTTCAACTCCTGATGTTGTTTCACCTATTCCCTTACCAGAAATAGCTTCTGCTCCTATGTCAGATCCTAGCACTATGACAAGATTAGAAAATGTAGGAATGCCTCTTTTTAATGCAAATCAAGGTGGCATAGCTTCTTTGATGAGTAATAAAAAAGTTAAACAAATGGTAGCATAGTGGGTATCTTTAGTTTTTTAACAGGTAAAAAGAAATCAACAAATACCTCTTCAGGTTCATCACAACCTAATTCTCCTCAATCTCAATCAATAAATCAATCAAACAAAGCTATTCAAGATTTAGTAGACAATAAAGATAAATATCAAAATAATCAAATAGCTGGAGATAATCGCAACGAATATCAAATGAGAATGCAAGCTCTTAAAACAGGGCAAACTTTTGATCCTTCTAAATTTACATTTACAGATAGAAAAGGAAATCAAATTAATTCAGGTTCTGATAATAAAACTATTGGAAATGCAGGGGGTGCTGAAGCTTATAAAAAAAGATTTCCTATAACATCTGGTATTCAAAATTTAGCAGGCGCCGCGTCTAATCTTATTCCTGGAGTTAATATAGCTAAATCTATTTTAGGTGTATTAAATAAAGTGGGCGGAGGAGCTCAAACAGGACTTAATAAAGTTAAAGAAGGTATTACAAATTCTGATGCCTATAACGACTTTATTAAAATGGTTACTATTGATGAAAAACCTGCAACTGACATGGGAACAAGAATGAGTAGTATGGATCAAGCAGAATTAGATAAACCATCAGGACCCACTATGTTTGATATTTCAGGACCTTCTGTAGATACAAATATAGTTGACATAAAAAACAAGAAATTTAATACAATGCCTAAAAACATTAATGCTCAATCATCTTTAAATGATTATTTTAATACTATAGGAACCATAAAACAAATCGCGGACAGCGCAGGAGGAATAAATAATTTACCTTATAATTTTACCAATACATTTAATAATTTAAATCCTAATGCTTTAACAAGTAGTCAATATCTTCAAGGTCAAAACATGATAAATAATTTACCAGAAAATAATGCGCCTATTATTCCTTACAGCAATGTAGGAATAAACAATCCTGCATTATTTAATAAAGGTAATTTTTAATGGAAACTAATTTTAGAAATGCTATTTGGTTAGGATTGATTTTGGTAAGTGCTGGAGTAACTTACGGAATGATGTCTCAACGATTAGAAGCAGTTGAGTCACAGCAACAGCAACTAGAAAAAATAATACTCCAAGACATACCAGACATAAGAGAACGAGTGATACGACTTGAAGTATTATTAGAGAAAGCATTAGATAACTAATTTTTCAAACGTTACATTGTTTGATCCCCATTTTCTTAAATAGTCTTCATCGATACTTGCGGTAAAGTTATTAGGATCTTTTAGTTTCTTTTCAAGAAAGTCAGCTTGTTTTCTAAACTTATCAACATTTTCCTGAGATCTTCCTATTTTAAATAGCTTGGACATAATCAAAGCATCGGGAATACTATTTGCTAATTGATCTATTGTGTAACTAAAATCAAATGACCTTGTTCCTTTATTATACTTTGATTGAAACCAAACTTTATTTTGAGTTTTTCTTCTCCACACCGCATACGTTTCTTTAATCGTGATACGCGGAACGTTAGTGTTATTTCTTACCACATAAAATCTTTGTGGCTTGTCATAATATTTAGCCTCACCTTTTTTTAAATCAAACAAATCAATCATAGGACCCTCCAGTATTTACCTTTGATAATAACAGGTTTAGTTTTATATTTAGTATCAATTGCAATTACTTTTAATTTCAATTGATTATTCACAAATCGACAAATCTGAGAAGAACTAAGCTTAGGAAACTTATCTCTCATCTTAGCAATAAGTGGTTTTTTCTTTAAACCAGTATCAACTAAGCTAGCAAGAAAAGAAATCAACTCTTGTTGGCGCTTTTTCTTTTCTTGTTTAGGTGACATCGGTAATGAAGGCACCACAATCTTGGGTGCCTGAGAAATAGAATTCAAACCTTTACCTTGCCTACCTTCTTTTTTATCCCTTTCAGCAAGGTCACGTAAAAATTTTGGTATCTCCAAAATCTCATCATCAGGATTAGGAATGATTTTAATAGTTTTAATACTCATGCGTACCAACTTTCTAATTGTTCTAATTGTTCTGTTTTAAATTGGATAAGTCTTCTAGCTCTTGTATGACTATCTTCTTTATCAAACTTATAATTCCAAACAGGCCTCTTTAGCTCACTTTCATAGTGAGCTATAGATTCTTTTAAAAGTTTAATTTCTTGTTTAATTTCAGGATGCATTTATATATCCTCCTGTTCTTGCTCTTCTTCTTTAGCATCTAATACCCAATCAGTAAAAGAAGATTTTTTATTCTGACAAACATCCCCTAAAAAACTTTGTAAGATAGATCCTCTCATTGGATTTTTTCTAGATATTTTAGCAATGCTGTCTTTGAAAGTAAATGGAACATTAAAATCCATTTCTATTTGTACTGGTTCAATAAATTTAAGCGGCTTGTGCATGACTTTCTCCTTTCTCGATATGTTCAACACCTTTTATTTTAAGGCTGATTAAATTATTTAGTTGTATTGATCTCCAAGCTTTTTTTGGATCATCAACTTTTTTAAGAACGTTAACATCAATACATTCTAATAAATGATTTCTGTCACCAAGTAATTCACCACCTGCAAAAAACTTTTGATCTTTTACATGTAGTTTAGCAAGTATCTTTCTCTCTTCACCATTACTCTTAGTAAAAATTGCAGAGAAAAATTCTGGGCCAATTATTTTAAATAAGTCTTGTTTAGTATATTTCATAATTCCTTCTTTCTAAAATTATAAGTATATACTATATAATATTATATCATATGCAAGACATATCTATTTTACCGCAGAAAACCGCCAATATTCTTAGGTAGCATCACCCCAAGATTTTCCTAAATCACAATCAACTTTACTTGGAACTGTTAATTTTACAGCATGTGTCATTAGTTCCATTATTTTCTTTTTAGTTTTTTCTTCACCATTAAAACTTAATGTGAGCTCATCATGAATTTGTATTAAAGGAATTAAATTTTCTTTATACAATTCTATCATTGCTTGTTTTGTTTGATCCGCAGCTGATCCTTGTATCAATCTGTTTAATGCTTTGTAAGTACCAGCTCTTTGTAAAATGTGATGCTTACCATATTTTAATTTTGCTTGATCTTCTGGTAGAGCTTTGAACACGCCAAAAGTGGTCGGTTCCCATAACTCAAAACGACATTTTCTACCTTTGATTGTTGAGACGTAACCCTCACTATTGGCGAAGTTTGATACGCGTTTAGTTAATTCCTTAACAAACGGTACCTTAGAATTGTACTCCTTTAAAATTTCTTTTGCAACATCAACGTTCACTTGCAATTCGTTGGAAAGTTTGTTAACGCCCATGCCATAAAATAATCCAAGGTTAATAGTTTTTGTCTGATCTCTGCCAATGTTAGCAATGTTTGCTACTATACTATGGAAATCTGCATCAGGATTTTTTTGATATTCTTCCACAACATCTTTAGCTCCTTCACACCCCAAGCTTGAAGCAAAGTGTGACGCGATCCGTGGTTCCTGCTGACTATAGTCAAAAGATCCCCATGTCTCACCTTCTTCAGGTAAAAACAATCCTCGTATTTGTTTTTTAATTTCTTTATTACGAGAAGGTAATTGTTGTAAGTTTGGATTAGAATAACTAAAACGACCTGACACTGTTCCTGATGTACCATCTCTCATCTGATGAATGCTTGCATGAATTCGTCCTGACTCACCATGTTTTAAAATAGTATCAATAAAAGTTGATTGCACTTTATTAAACTCTCGAGCACTTTGAATCTTTTTAGCAATTGGATGTGAATGATGAACTAAAAAATCTTTAGTGAAACTAGGTGCCTGTGTTTTTTCTGTTCTTGGATAATCTATTTTAAGTTTATCAAATACTTTTGCAACACTAGCCGCAGCCCAAACATCAACTGCGATACCCGTGTCTGCCAGTATTTCATCAAGTATCTTCTTTTCTGTATTCTTAAAACTTTTTTTATAACGTCTTGCTTTATCTCCATCAACTCTTACTCCTCGTTTTGTCATTTCAAATATAATTGGTATAAGGTTCATCTCTAATTTATACACTGTGTTTAGACTCTGTTTTTCAATGAGTGGTCGCATGTGGTGAAACAGTCGTAAAGTCAAGTCTGCATCTTGCTCCGCATAATCACCTACAAAGATAGCTGGCAACTTGTACATTTCATTTTTAGGATCAATACCAAACTCAGTCGCTGCTTGTTTTAAAAGTGTTTCATCTTTTATTTCACCAAGCATATCTTTTCCCACTGCACTTAATGCATAAGAAAATTTATTTTCATTTAAAATAGGAGCCATTAACATTGTATCAACTATTGGACCTTTTACATCTATGCCCTCTGCATATAACCAACCTAAATCATAAATAGCATTGTGTGCTACTTTAATAGCATCTGTTTGCATTAACTTTTTCATCCATGTTAAGACACGTCTTCTATCCCAATTAAAACCATTCTCATGACGAATAGGATAGTAACCCTTCCAACCATCCACGGCTACCGCTACGCCAATGATATGCCCTGTTTTAGTTGTCCATCCTGGTCCAGTTGTTTTTAATTGTGGATCATATGTTTCTAAGTCAAAAGCAATAACCTTTGCATCGGTAATATCAGGTAGTTCATGAGGTGGTACCCACTCGGATTTTGTAAAGCCAAAATTATTCTGCATCTTTACCCTCCTCACGTTCTGCTATCTCCCCTGCGATTGCGCCGTACGCTGCTAGGTCTACATAACTATCAGATTTACGACTATGCATGAGACGCGCTACTTTAACTAAAGCCATACAAATTGCTACATCATGAGCTGATATTTTTTTCTGTAAAAAAGCAGACCATAAGTTAGCAATGTTTTGATGATTGGTAACCCGATCTCCGTAATCCGTGTTTCGTGTTCCGCCGATCAATTCAATGGCTTTGTTAAGTATTTTTTTATAAATCATCATGCATCCTTTCATCACCGTACATTCGGTAACCTTGTTGTTTTTGAGCCTCAACAATATACAAATTGTTTTTAGCTCTGGTGACAGCAACATAAAAAACACGGTGTTCATCATCAGGATTTTTTAAATAAGATCTGTAAACAATCTTTCCTAAATCTAATAACACAATAACATTTTCACATTCTCCGCCTTTAGCTTGATGAATTGTTGAAACACGAATTCGTGGTTCTGCTGTTATGTCTTCACCTATTTTCTCAAGCCGCCGTAAATAAGTAATTTCAAAAGGTGTTAAAGAACTGAGTACATCCCACCATTCTCCATCGACAAGTAAACCATGATGATCTTTTAGTTGCTGTAATAAAAATAATTGTTTATCATTCTCCACTTTCATTGTTTTGTGACCATGTTTAATTCCAACTTTAGTTTTTATTTTATTATATAAAGTTTTAACCTCGGTTAATGTAACCGTGTTACCAGACTTTAATTTTTTCCATACATCGATAGCCCCTAAAACAGTCGTAGACACTGGTCTATGCTCACCTCTACCATACCAATGTCCTTGCTCTAAAAGTATTTCTTCTATCATTTCATTTCTTATTTTTTTTGTTCTGCCAAGGATCAACCAGTTGCCAGAAGATAAATCAATGTGACGTAAATGTGGTATACGATATATTTTACCTTCATCTTCTTTTGGTTGCCAAACTTTCGGACGCCTGTTTCGTATTTTAGTTATAATATTATTGGCTAATCGAAACACTCTTCGCGGACAACGATACGATTTGTCTAAAACTTTTACTGTACCTTGTAGAGATATAAACTTATCTACATCAGCACCTGACCAACGAAAGATAG